ATTGCTGAACGCCATAATCGTTAATGATACGCTCGTTCGATGTTAAATTAATACGGAACGGTTCAAGCAACTCGGCAGCTTTGTCGGAACTATTCGATATAAAAAGAATATTCTTTTTGATTCCGGTTAAAGTCTGATAGAGCGTGTTCATCATTTCAACTACGTCCTTTGCCAACTCACGCGACCAACGGCGCACCTCGTACCATTCCGGGTTATTCAGTTCGCGGACAGTTGCACGTTTGTGAAATTTGGCTGGTGGCGCATAGCAGTACTTCGGGAAATAATAGGCTTTCCATTCTTCCGGGTTGGCTTCGAGCCTGGCTATACGCTTATTTCGCTGGTCCTCCGTTTCGTTCTGATCGGCGGTAACCTGGGCAATGAAACTATCAAAATAGCTATCCCAATCTTTTATAGCCTGCCTGTCAACCGGCTTAATCTGTTGAGCCATTGGTTAGCGTTTTAGTAATGACTTAATAAAGTCGTTGAACATAGCGGCCACTTCTTTCGCTTTATGAGGTGCCAGCGGGCGCAACCAGTTTAGGAAGCGTTTTGAAACTTCAACCACATCAGAGATGCTTGCTTCCGTTTCGAGCGTTTTAATCGCTCCGGCCAATTTCGAAATGGTATCAGCTTCTTTTGAATCGGCAAATCGTTTACCCTGAGGTTTGCCCATGATCGAAGAGTTCAGCTCGTCTAACTGTATGTACAGGCGGGTTAACTGAGCTTCGCGTGTAATGAGCATCGATTTGCGGAGACGGTCCCAGTTGTCCTCCGGATCGTTAACCCATTTGGTCATAGTTACGGTCGAAATTCCAACTTTCTCGGCAATCTCCTTCTGGCTCAGATCGCCCCTGAGATATTCGCTTTTTGCCCACTCCTTTTTTTGCTTATTCGTCAACTGTGTCATTGTGTCAGTATAAATATATGGACGAAAGTAAGCTGAAAGTACTGCAAACTATAAATGTGTGGTAAGCTTTACAATAAGTGTATCCAACTATGACACACAATTTGGCAGATGAATAGTTTGTTGATTATTTCGTTTCAAAATTCTTGAAATGAAAACTTTCGTACTCCACGATGAATCTTTGAACAATTACGGTTTCTGGGCACTAACCTCGGGCTGTGATCTGACTCAATTCCAGAAAAATCCATTGATGCTTTGGTGTCACTCCCGATCATGGGGCGATAAGGAGGATGAAGTATTACCTATTGGCCATTGGGAAAATATCAGAATTGAAGGTGACCAAATTCTAGCAGATGCAGCTTTTGATGCTGATGAGTTCTCTCAAAAGATAGCCGCAAAAGTTGAAAGCGGAACACTGCGAATGGCATCAGCAGGATTAAGAGTTATCGAAGAATCGAATGACCCGAAATACATTAAGGTTGGTCAGCGTTATGCGACGGTTTTGAAGTGGGCTATAAAAGAAGCTTCAATCGTTGATATTGGCGCAAACAACAATGCACTTGCCTTGTACGATCATTCAGGAAAAATCATGCAACTGTCAGACAATGGCTCTGATATTCCACTTCGGAAATTACAACCTCAAAACGAAATAGAAATGAAAAAATTAGCACTCGTTCTTAATTTAAAGGATGACGCAAAAGAAGACGATTATGTCAATGCGGTCAGTCCGATCCTCGACGAAAATAAAACGTTGAGAGCCGACCTTCAGACAGAGAAGGACGAAAAGAAAGCCCTTCAGGATAAGCTCGACGCCATTGAGCTGAAAGACAAGGAAGCCAAAACCAAACAGGCTACCGATTTGATCGACGCCGCCATTAAAGATGGCCGGTTGAACGATGACGAAAAGCACACTGCAAAAGCATTCTGGCTGCGCAATTTCGATGGAAATTTCGAAGAAGCCTCTGTTATGCTTGCCGCCCTCCCAAAACGCGAAGGCGTACGTGAAAGGTTGAAAGACGGTGGTAAAGATGGAGAAGGTGCATGGGAAAAACGCCAGCGTGAAATTGAGGAAAACTCGAAAAAGAAGTAATTAACCTTTAAAAATTGAATAGAATGAAACTTTCAAAAATTATTATTGGACTTATCACCGGCTTGCTTTTTAATGTCGTTGCCGGTTTCGCTCTTGGCCCTGTTGTGGGCATTGACCCGGGCTGGATTATTGGAGCCGGTGTAGTGTTAAGCTTTGCTATGCCCGTGCTGGGTGGAGCTTTGGCTGATGTAACGATTACTACAGCCTATGCGGGTGAAGTACTCGAGAAATTGCTTGTACGGGCAACTACCGGGAACGAGCTGGTCAATGGCGGCCATATCCGCGTACAGCCTAACGTAAATAAAAAGTTTACCATCCCGCGCTTAAAGCCGGGAACTATGTTGCAGAAACGAAAAGAGATGCCGGTGCAGGCAGATTCAAAAGGCAATTTTGCGATTACTGAAAAATATCTGGAGCCTCAGGATGTCATGGCGTTTACCACATTTAATCCACGTGTATTTGAAACAATCTGGCGGCCATTCCAGCCGACAGGTAACCTGGTATTCCGCGAACTTCCAGCTGACGTGCAATCCCAGTTGCTGAACGAATTGGCAAAGGTGGTTGATTTTGAACTCGGAAATGAATACATCAACGGCGTGAAAGGTGATGCAGAGGGTCAATATTTCGACGGTATCCTAACCCGCATTGTCGCCGATGCCGATGTTATTAATGTTCCAACTCCTGTTGGCCTGACCCAATCAAACATCATTTCAAAAATGAAATTGGTTCGCGCTTTGGTGCCTAAGGCGATCAAGAAAAGCCCGAACCTGAAACTGTTTATGTCGGTATCGAACGCATCGGATTATGAGTATGAATTGACCGACAAACCAAGTAAGGGAGCTGATTACACCAATATGAACCCTGAGCGGTTTAAAAGTATTCAAATTGTTGCCTTGCCAGATTGGCCGGATAACGTGATTGTAGCTGCTGCCACTTCGGCTAACGTTGATTCAAACTTCTGGGCTGGTGTAAACTATGCCGACGATGCTGAAGTAATCCAGATTGACAAGCTGACCAACGCAGGCGAACTGTATTTCTTCAAAATGCTGCTGAAGGCAGATACGAACATTGTATTTGGAGAAGATATCGTATTGTACGATGGCCGCGATACCGCTATTGCAGCCGGTTCAACCGATTTGTCAGCACTCGCATTGAGCGCCGGAGCCCTAGTTCCTGATTTCGACCCTGACGTACGAGCTTACACCATTGCAGTTGCAAACGGCGTAGCCGACACAACGGTAACCGCAACCCGTGGACAGGTTGGCCAGGTACTTAAGATCGGATCGACTGTTCTGACCACCGGAGTAGCATCAGCAGCCCGTAACCTGGCCGTTGGTGAAAACATCATCCCGGTTGCCGTAACCAGCGCCGACGGTTTGACCACCGAATACTACACTGTAGTTATCACCCGCGCCGGGGCATAATAGAAAGACCTCTAACTTTTCCAGAGTTTTTTTATTCGAATTAAAACTCTGGAAAAGTAAAATAAAACCTAGTCAACCATGAATCTCACTGAAAACTTCACCTTAGCAGAGCTTACAACTACGTCGACAGGGCTTCCAAATCAACCGAACGCGGAGCAATTGGAAAACCTTAGGGCGTTGGCTAAGAAAGTACTTCAACCGGTTAGAGACCTTTTAGGACAGTCGATTACTGTTAATTCGGGGTTTAGGTCGGTTTCGGTAAACATTTCGGTTGGTGGGGCAAAAACCAGCCAGCATTGCAAGGGTGAAGCTGCTGATTTGGATTGTGACGATAATGCAGTTCTTTTTAATCTTATCCGGAATAATCTGGAATATGACCAACTGATTTGGGAAGGTGGTAACGATGTAGCTCCCGACTGGGTGCATGTAAGTTATTCGACTATCCGAAACAGGAGACAGGTTTTGAGAATGAAATCGGGACAGTATTTTAAGCTATGAGCATCGAACTAATCAGCCTGTTAGCGAACCTGTTTTTAGGTGGCGGTTTCCTGTTCACCCTGCTAACACTTCGCTCGCAAAAAAAGAAGGCGGGCGCAGAGGCGAAAGGAGCTGAAGCAATGGCTCAAAAAACAGAGCTTGAGAATGTAGAGGAAGCAATTACAATTTGGCGTGAAATGGCAGTTGAAATGAAAGGTCAACGTGATGCCGCGCTAAGTAGCTTCTCTGAAGTATCAAAACAGGTTGAAGCCCTCCGGAAAGATGTTCGGAAATTGAATTGCACGAATCAAAAAATACTGGATTTGCTGGATCAGATATCACACGAGAATCTGGAAAAGACGGTCAAGGAAATTAAAGACGAAATCAAAAAACAAGATGCGTAACATTTTTTTCATAGGAATAGGTTTGTTTGTTATCATGTTGTCAGCCTGCCGGAGCCACCGGCAGGTTGTACAGCAAACTACGAGCGACAGTACGACGGTTACTTTCCGCGAAGTTGAGAAGATTGTGCATGTGGATGGTGATACGGTTAAGGCTTATATGCAGGCTTTGGTGAAAAATGACTTTAAGGACAATAAGGACTCTAAGGACAATCCGGGCTTTGTGCCGCAAACGCAGACTATTGAAACTAAGCGGACTTCAGTTACTATTGAACTCACCAAAACAGGAGAAATAAAAGCAACCGCAATCAGCAAAGAGCTGGATGAAAAAGTTCCCGTTCTGGAAAAAACTGTCACGACTTCGAAAAGTTCTGTTACTGTTACAGAGCAAAAAGAATCGTGGTTTAATCGTGCTTTAAAGACTGCCAAAACATCATTTAAAACGATCCTGACTACTGTTCTTATCCTCGCCGGGCTATTTGCCTGGTTCCGCTTCAGCGGTACTATAAAATCATTTGTAAACAAATTCATTAAAAAATCACAAAATGGCTGAAAACATTTATTTGAAAACGAGGGTCAGTAAAATTGAAATGTCTGATCCGATTACGGAAGCTGCTGATTTAGCTACTGCCGTTTGGACGGCGTTACCGCTTACCCTTCGCGATGACGAAATTTTAATTTCAGACGCTGATCCGGAGGAGACTGAAGTATTTTCTCACGAAAACGATGCCGCTGAAGATTATGACATCGTAGGTAAAGGAACAAATATTACGGGATCGTTTATCAATGCAACCCGCGCCCAACTGGTTTCCCTGATGGGCGGCACTTCGGTTGGCGCAGATGCCGCTATGCGGGTACACCGATCGGCAACGAAGGTTTCTCTGAATAAGGCCCTGAAATTTACGCTCACCAATGGCGGTGACATCATTGTGCCGAATGCAAAGGGTTACGTGAACTTAAGCGCTGGGGTTGGTTATTCGGGAAAAACAAAATACCCGTTTAAATTCAAGTGCCTGGTTGCTGCTCCTGCCTGGGACGTTGATATAATCCTTTAATGGATGCGCGAATAGAAGCTGCTGAAAGAATATTAGATAGAGGCGTGCGGTTTAAGCTGCCCGCCTCTATTTTTTCGAGACTACTGAAACGCGACCGGGTTGATATTCGCCCATTGCGCGGGGGAACCATTTTAGAATTTGCGATTGTGGTTGTTGAAAACAGGCTCGATGAAGCTCTCGAAAAAGAAGACTGGCAGTTTCTTCAGCAAGCGATAAAACCAGTCGCCAGGTGTGTGGCAATAGCGATCCTGAACTCGAAGGAAGGTATTGAAAAGGAAACCGATGAGCTGGCAGATAAACTGCTCTGGCAGATACCGGCGGGCAAGTTGATTGAAATATTTCGGGTTATAGCGGTGCAAAACCGCTTATCGGATTTTATGAGTATTACCAGATTCTTTTGTCGTCAGACGATGATGATGATGAATCCGAAGAATCTGGGCCAGGAGGAATAAAGCGGGAGTCACGGGGCCGAATGGACGGCCTCCATAGCCCGTGGGGAATTTTTGGAAAGATCATGGATACGCGGGGATGGACACGCGAACAGGTATTGTGGGGCGAAAGCTGGATTAACCTGATGCTCCAGAATGCTGACCAGGCGCGTTACGTAAAACAGAAGTCGAGGCATATTGACAGCATCGATGAATTGAGAGAGGCGTTGGGAAGATAGCAAAGGGCGTGGAGCATGGGGCATGGGGCAGAGGGCATGGAGGAACTTGGAACTTTGAATTTGGAACTTGAAACTTAAAAGATGAGCGGAGATTTTGAACCTGTTGAGATACGGTTGGATTTGATTCAGAATGTTGATTCTGAGGGCGAAAAATCGACAGCAGCAATGAACGAGATTGCCGCTGCGAGCAATAAAATGAAAGCGCAATTCGAGAAGGATATTGCCGCCCAAAAAACCTTGACCACGCAGCTTATTAATGAGTTGAAGTTGCTAAAGGAGACAATGGGTAAAAAGGTTGATACCGGAGACGAAAAACAGATTGTTGATAAACAAAAACTGGCCGAACAGATTGACTTGCTCAATAAAAAGCTGACCGAACAGGAAGCATTACTGAACCGGATAGGAAAGACCCCGACCACTTCTCCGTTGCCAAAATTAAATACAGACGTTGACGCTTATGCCCGACAAGTAAGAGGCTTAAACATGTCGATGACACAGATCATGCGCGAGGCTCCCAACTTCGCAATTTCGCCGATGATCGGGATTATGTCGTTATCGAATAACCTTCCGATGCTTCAGGGCGATATTTCCCGGATGATTGAACTCAACAAACAGCTTAAGGAATCGGGGCAGGCAACCATACCGGTATGGAAACAGCTTGGTTCAACGTTGTTAAGTTGGCAAATGGCTTTAATTGGCGGTATTTCGGCGTTAATGATATTTGGTCCCCAAATAGGGGATTTTATTTCGAAAATGTTCAATTTCCGTGACGCGACAAGGCTGTCAAAGGATGAAGTGAACGCATTGAATGAATCGTTTGCAAAAGCTGCCGGTTCGGATTTAGGGAAACTTAAAACACAGTTCGACGCGCTTAACAATGCCAAAAAGGGGACGGATGAGTACTATGACTCAAAGAAACGGATTATCGATCAGTATGGGGGATATCTGAACGGCATGGATAGCGAAATAGCCTCGCTGAATAATGTAAAAGGAGCATACCAGGCGTTAACTGTTGAGATTATTAAGGCCGCAAAAGCAAAGGCATTGCAGGAAACAAATTCGAGCCTGGCCTCTGATTTTCTCGCAAAAAGCGGCGACCAATACGATACGATACAGACCAACTTTATTGAAAAATACGGCAAGGATTTGGGTAAAATGCGCTTCGATATGTTTAAAAAACAACTGGAGTCGGGG